TTAGGCCACGACCTCACGCAAGTTCCCCTTGCAGGACACACAAAAGGCCCCTCGCGGGGCCTTTTGTTATTCCAAGGCGATGCCTGTCAGGCTCGCAGATCGTCAACGCCCTTCTTGGTGTCCAGCATCAGATTGACCAGACAGGCAACGGCACCGGGAATGCGTGTCCTGCCGCCGACCCAGTCTCTGACCGTGGTTTCGTTGACGCCGATGGCGCGGGCGAACCCCATCTGGGTGGTTCCCAACAGCGTCAAGGCCTTGCTGAGTTGCCGCTGGGTCATGTCAGGCCCGCCTCTTGCGGTGCCGCCAGCCTCTCGATCAGTCTGAGGACGGTCTTTGACGACCACTGACCGCCGGTCGAGGTCTTAGTGCCCGCCTCGTTCAAGGCCTGTGCGATCAACCGCGATGAGAAACCTTTTGCGATCAACGGTGCCACAACGTCCTTCAGGCCTTCAGCGAAGGCCACCGATGCGTCCCGGTTCTTGGCCGGTGTCGTCGGCGATCCCAGCTTGACGCCGCGCTGCTTGGCCGCGCCAAGGGCCGCCTTGGTGCGCTCAGAGATCATGGTGCGTTCCTTCTCGGCCAAGGCCGCGTAGATGTGCAGCATGAACGGATCGACGTTGAGGCCCAACTGGCAGACGATGAACGGCACGCGGCTACTCATCAGGCCCGAGATGAAGTGAACGTCGCGGGAGAGCCGGTCGAGCTTGGCGACGATTACGGGGCAACCGAGTTCCTTGGCTGCGGCGAGCGCCGCCTTCAGTTGCGGGCGCTTGTCGAGGGCATCTGAACCCTTGCCGGTTTCGACTTCGGTGAAGGTCTGCGAGATCAGGAAGCCTTCAGCGTCGGCGAAGCGCATCAGGGCTGAACCCTGCGCCTCGATGCCAAGGCCGGACTGGCCCTGCATGGCGGTCGAGACGCGGATGTAGGCGATGGCGGGTTTCATAGTGGTGTTCCCCTTGTGTTGACGATCGAGTATTAGGGTATTTCACCCTGCCACGCAATAGGCTTGCGAGGCTGTGGACAAAAGAAAAACCCCGCTAGATGCGGGGTTCTGTCTTACTTCTGTTTGCCGGGCGGCTTGACCGGGACGTATTTGGGCGTTCCGAAGACCGGCGCGGTGAGATCGATCATGCTGCCGTAGCTGACCATCGAGCCGTTCATCTTGTAGGCCAGCATCAGCGCCTCGCGAACGAGGTCGTCGTCGGGACGCTGCGGCACGATGTACACCGTGCCGTCGGGATCGATGCAGGTGGTCCTGAAGCCTGCGGCGATGTCGCAGGCCGGGAACTTGGGCTGGGCGATGGCTGGTGATGCCAGCGTGATGACGATGAGTAGCATTTTCGGGCGCAAAAAGAGGGTCATTGATGCACCACCGATCTGCCGCCCATCGTTGAGCCAATGATTTCGAAGGCCATATCCTTTGACAGCCCGATGTGCTCGTTGAGTTCGTAGGCCCAGCGGTGCGCTTCGTCATAGGTGGTAAAGGTCTTTCCCTCGATGGGGCTGTAACCTTGTTCGTTGGCGACGGCCACGCCAAGGCAATAGCCAGCCCGAGAGACGGTGGCAACGAAGGCATAGACCTTGCCGTGGAACGCGCCCGCGACCGTCTGGTCGAGGATCGCGGCCTCGAGGTTCCGGTTGGTGATGTCAGTCATTCTAGTTCCCCTTGCGAGACGGGATGTCTCTACGGCCTCAAGCCGGGTAGCTGTTTCCAGCGCCCGGCGTGAGTAGCGTGTGGGAGGGGTCAGACGACCTTACGGTAGAGGTCCGAGAGACGCATACTGCCGCCGCACCACTTGATCTCGATCACCCGATAATGGGTTGTGAGGTTGTCGCGGTGGGCCTGATCGGCGTAAGCCTGAGCGTCCTGAAGACGGTCGAACTCAGCCATGAGCGTGTCATTAGTTTCGCTGATGACTTTGAACGGGCGGCCAGAGTAGATGGACATTGGGTAGTTCCCCTTGCGGGCCGGAATGGCCCTGACGGTTTATGGCACAGGGTGAATTACCCTGCAATAGGGTTGACGCAGGTTTCATGTGAAATAGCCAAAATAGTTTTCCGCCGTCGCTGCGCTATGGCGCGACAAGCCAAGGGGAACCGCCATGAAGCCCTGTCCGATCTGCCAGCATGAAGGCCAAGCCGCGATCTGGCCCTATCTGAAGGGTGGCACGGGCGCGGCGGGCGAGCGCATCGACTGGATGCGGTGTTCGTTCTGCCACGCTCTGTTCAGCGATCTGACGGTGCCGGGAGCGCCGCGCGGCAGCTATCCTGTGAAGGATGACGAGCCGCAGGCCAACCGAGGTTATCCACATAACGACTATGGGCGGTCGTAGATGTCCAACATGAAGACGGTCTCCCTAGTCGCCGCTGAAAGCCGCCGCGTGCAGGCCGCCAACGAAGCCGAGTTGCACGCCGTCACGCTCGACCTGTATGCTGCGCTGGAGCCGATCAGGGCGCAACTCAAGGGACTGGAAGCAGCAATCCGGCTGACCAACGAAATGGTGCAGCGGCAGGATGAGGCGACCACCAAGACGCTGTCGCAGCTATTGACCGATGTGGAAGACCTGAAGCGGAGACCAACATGAAGCTGACAGCCAAATGCCCGAAGTGCGGCATGCGCCACAAGCCGGGACCGTGCCCGAAATGACCAGAGACCAGTGGATCGAGCGTTGCCGGGCGGGCGAAGAAATACCGCGAGCCGTCATCGATGAGCATCATCTGGGCGATCAGTTCATGTTCATGTGCGACGACAAAACTCGCGACGCCTATGTGGTGTTCGCGGAAGCAACCGGCGAAGTGGTCGATCACGGAACATGGATCAACCGGCTGACCGGCGAAGAGCGCAAGGGACGCTTCAGCGAGCCGCCAGAGGGTGAGGGCTGGAAATGAGACAGGCCAGCGCCAGACAGTTGAAGACGCTGCGCGCCAAGGGCAAGCTATTGATGCGCAAAACACGCGGCGTGAAATGGGGAACGAAGCGCGGATCGTACCAGCGCAGACCGATCAAGATGACACAGACAGAGGGAACCTAAGTGGCGAAGGCCGTTCTGGATATTCGATCATTGGCACGCACTCATTCAACCATGTGCGTCAGGACACTGGCGGCGATAGCAAAGCAGAAGACAGCGCCTGCTGCTGCGCGTGTGGTCGCAGCCAATAGCTTGCTCGATCGCGGCTGGGGCAAGGCTGATGTCGTGCATGCTGGTCCAGATGGTGGACCGATCCAAGTCATCATCCGCCAACTCGTTGATGTCGTTCAGGTATCTGACGGTAAGCAGGCTCTGGTGATAGAGCACGACGACAGCGAGTGCGACAAGTAAACGTTCGTATGCCTGCCGCAGCTAGGCATCACCTCACCACCTAAGCCCTTGATAGTGCTAGACATTCGCATCGGAGGGTGGGGTGGTCTCCGGGGGGTATGTCGGGGTTGAATGCCGGTCAGGTACCGGTACCGGTTACTGCCCCACATTCCCGCGCTGTTTCAGAGACTTATCCCGTTCCGCGACCGCTTGTTCCCCGGCTTCTCGCAAGCTGGCCTTGTCGGTGGCGGGCGTCAGGCCGTTGGCCTTCAGCCGGTGCAGGCGGGCTTTCTTGGCGGCGAGGCGGGGGTTGAAGTGGAATGGACGCCAGTGCTTGCCTGACGTGGAGAAGGTGTTTCCAGAGCCGCGTAACCGTTGCATGAGAGACCTCGTTTGCAGAGGTCGAGGGGCGATGGCCCTCGCGCCATAGCAAGAAATCGTCCGTGTGTCATCGGTGTGCCAGCAACCTCAGATGATGGTGACGCCCATAAATATGTGGATGGGATGACGATTTAATGGACGCCCCTGTTTGCAGGACGTGCGGCAACGTCGCTGGCCGGACCCATGATGAGCCGGAAATGTTTGTCGCAGAAGCAGCGTTCGCCTTCGCAACTGGCACTGACAAATTCGGTCATGTGAGTTCCCCTTGAAGCTAGAACTTCCGCATAATGGCTGGCAGGCGCGTCCGCATCAAGCAAATCTGTGGACCTATCTCGATCAGGGCGGCGATCGGGCGCTCGCGATCTGGCACCGCCGTGCGGGCAAGGACGAAATCTGCCTGCATCATGCAGCGGTCAGCGCGATGAAGCGCCCCGGTAATTACTGGCATTGCCTGCCCGAGTTTTTGCAAGGTAGAAAAGCAATCTGGACCGCGATCAACGCGCATACGGGAAAGCGAAGGATCGATGAAGTCTTCCCCGACGAGATCAGGGAGAACGTCAGTGACAACGAGATGTTCATCCGGTTCAAGAACGGATCAACATGGCAGATCATCGGAAGTGACCGCTACGACGCGACGGTTGGCGCAGGCGTTGCGGGAATTACTTATTCTGAATGGGCGTTGGCCAATCCCTCAGCGTGGGCCTACCACCGGCCTATGCTGGCGGAAAATAAGGGTTGGGCCTGTTTTATCAGTACGCCCCGAGGTCACAACCATTGCAAGGCCCTGTTCGACCACGCCAGCCAGTCTCCGGACTGGTTCTGCGAACTGCAAACCGCGAAAGACACCGGGGCACTGAGTGATGCCGAACTGGACGAGGCGCTAGCCGAATATTGCGCGCTGTACGGCGAAGACATTGGCCGCGCCCAGTTCCAGCAGGAGTATCTCTGTTCGTGGAACGCCGCGATCCTTGGGGCCTTCTATGCGCTCGAAATGGCGAGCGTGCGAAACGAAGCGCGCATTGCCGAGATCGACGTGCCGGAAGGCACGATCGTGAACCGTAGCTGGGATTTGGGTGTCCGGGACGATACTGCGATATTCTGGTTCGCCACCGTGGGAGGACAGTGTTTCATTCTGGATTGCTATTCCGCCTCCGGTGTCGGCGTCGAGCACTTCGCCGAAGTGATCGAGGCCAAACAGCACAAATACGGCTGGAAAAGTGGATCTGATTTTGTCCCCCACGACGCCAAGATCAAGGAATGGGGGACGGGGCGAACCCGCGTGGAAACCATGCAGAGCCTTGGCCTGCATCCGATGCTGGTGCCGCTGACCACGATCGGCGACGGCATCAATGCGGTGAGAAGGGTACTGCCCTTGAGCGTGTTTCATCCGCGATGCGAGGAAGCCATCACGGCACTCGAACAATACCGAAGAGAGTGGGATGACGAGAAGAAGGCGTTCAGGGCAAGCGCCGTCCACGACTGGACATCGCATTACGCCGACAGTTTCCGCTACCTCGCGCAGTCATGGCGCGGCGGCCACAAGCGGACACCGATTGCCGTGCGACCCGCTTGGGGAATGCACATCCCGCCGCCATCCGAACCACGCAAAGGAATGATCTTGTAGATGAGCGTCGAAGACGATCTCAGGCACGACGACATCGAATTTGACCCGACCTTAGAGCCAAAGAAAGCCGACGCTTGGCTGAACCTGATCTCCGAAAGCGAGCGTGCGTTCGAGAAGTGGAACGACCACTGCGACAAGATCGACAAGCAGTTCGCCTCGCTGGATCGATTGTCGAACATGGCCCGCGACAAGGAGTTCCAGATGTTCTGGGCCAACGCATCGGTGCTGATGCCGTCGATCTATGCCAAGCCGCCGGTGCCGGTGGTGGTGACCAAGTTTCTCGACCGCCGCCCGGTCTACGAGGCTGCGGCGGAAGTCTTGGAACGATGCTGCGTCGTCGCCTTCGATCTCGCCGGAATGGACGAGTTGATGAAGCTGGTCAGGGACGATCTCGCCCTGATCGATCGCGGCGTGGCGTGGGTGCGCTACGAGAGCGCGAAGAGTGGCTATTACGACACCGAACACGTCTGCATCGACTTCAAGAACAGAAAAGATTTCCTGCATTCGGTAAGCCGCAACTGGCGCGAGGTGACGTGGGTGGCGGCGGCTTCCTACCTGACGCGCAAGGAAGCCCGCGAGCGTTTCTTTGAACATTCAGGCGACGAGTACCAGAGCGCCGACTATCGCGTTGACAAGGACACCCAAGAGGTGGGCGGTGCCGACAACCGGGAACGGGCGAAGTTCTGGGAAATCTGGAGCAAGGGCGACGCCCGCGTCGTCTGGGTCGCCGAGGGCTGCGAGAATATCCTCGATGAGGACGATCCGCACCTTGATCTTAGAGGATTTTTCCCCTGCCCGAAGCCCGCGTATGGGACCGTACAGCGAGGGTCTCTGGTGCCGGTACCTGATGTCCTGCAATACCGCGACCAACTGGAAGAAATCAACCTCCTAACGGGCCGCATCCACGCGCTGAGTGATGCCATCGAGTGCAAGGGCTTCTATCCCGCAGGCGGGGCTGAATTGGGCGACGCCATCCAAGCCGCGATCCAGCACAAGACGCCGGGCAGGGTCTTGGTGCCGATCTCGAACTGGGCGGCGTTTGGTGGTTCGAAGGAGATCATCATCTGGTTGCCGATCGACCAGATCGCGACGACGATCCAAGGGCTGGTGGCCTTAAGAAAACAGATCATCGACGACATCTACCAGATCATGGGTCTTTCCGACATCATGCGGGGATCGACTTCCCCCGAGGAGACCCTTGGCGCGCAGCAACTGAAGTCCGAATACGGTTCGACCCGCATCCGCGACAAGCAGCAGGAACTGGTCAGGCTGGCGAGAGACCTCGTCGAGATCACGTCAGAGATCATCACCGATAAATTCTCCGACAAGACCATCATCGAGATGAGCCAGACGCAGCTTCCCACGCAGGCGATGCAGAAGAAGCAGGTCCAAGACATCCAGACCCAGTTGCAGGCCGCGCAACTGTCGATGCAGAAGGCGCAAGCCACGCCGCAGTTTCAGCAGGCACAACAGCAAAAGCCGGATCAGGTCGCACAAGCCCAGCAGCAGTTGCAGCAGATGGTGCAGACCGGGCAGGCCTCGATCAAGAAAATCATGGAGAAGCCGACAATAGAACAGGTGCTGCACCTGTTTGGGGATTTTCGGACCAAGTGCTTCGTTCTCGACATCGAGACCGACTCGACCATCATGCCGAACGAACAGGTCGAGAAGCAGCAACGCACCGAGTTCATCGGCGTGCTCTCTCAACTGATGCCGCAGCTTTCCCAGATGATCATTGCCGATCCGCACTCCGCAAATCTGTGCGGCCAGATTTTGAAGTTCGCCACCGGCCCGTTCAGGGCGGGCAGGTCATTGGCCGCCTCGATCGACGAATATGTAGCTACTCTGGAAGACAAGGCCGATCAACCCCGGCCCGACGATCCCGCCACCGCGCAGAACAAGGCCGCAATCCAGATCGAACAGATCAAGGACCAGACCAATCAGGCCAAGATCAAGCAGGAAGGTGCCATCGAGGCCGCGAAATTGAAACAGAACGACGATCACAAGAAGGCCGAACTGGCGGCTCAGGTGCAGATGAAGCAGATGGAGTTGCAAGCAAAGCAGGGCGACATCCAAGAGCGCAAGGACCATCTCAACCTGCAAGCGATGCACGATCAGGAAACCCACCAGCAGTCGATGATCAAGAACCAAGCCGACATCGACCTTCAAAGGCAGAAGGCCGACTTTGCCGTCCAGCAACACCAGATGAAGCAGAACGATTTTGCGCAGCGCGCACAGGAGAGGCAGGCGGCGCAGCAGTTCAAAATGACACAGCCGCCGAGAGAGGGACCGATCTGATGGCCGTCACCTATAACGCCACCCTAAAAACCAACCGGATGCAATTGGTCGCCGACCTAGTGGCGAGCAAGACCGCTGCCGCCTCGACCGGGGCGGGCAGCGCCGGGCAACTGGTGATCGGCACCGCCTCGCTTTCCGGGGCCACGGGTGTGCTGGCGACACTGGCGTTACCCAATCCCCCGATGACGATCTCGGGCGCGGTGGCGACACTGGCAGGCGTGCCGCTGTCGATCGCGGCGTCGGCCAGCGGCACGGCGGCGTTGGCGGAGTTCAGAAACAATGCCGGCACCACCGTGGTGAGTGGTCTCACCGTCGGCACCTCGGGCACCGACATCGTCCTCGGCACCACCACCATCACGTCCGGTGGCACGGTGACGATCACGGCCGGAACCCTGACACACTCATAGGTTGTATGATGGTTGCATTGAGGGGAGCGGAGAAAACCGCGCGATATCGTTTGCTGCACCCGGACAAGGTGAGGGCCTATCGACAGAGTGACCGCGGCAAACAGGTTGTTCGGGATGCGATGGCGCGTTGGCGCGCCCGCAATCCAAAACCAAAGAAGGCGCTGCCCCCGCCTCCGACGCTGGACGAGCAAACCGCAAGACTACGCCGCGAGCGCGCAGCATATATGCGTTCATGGAAGGCAAAAGACGCCGGGTTCATTCCCTGTTTCGACTTTCCGCCACCTCCAGATGATAGCCGGTGCTTCAACTGCCGGGAAGTCGCAAAACTGCACATGGATCACGATCACACCACCGGAAAATATCGCGGCTATCTTTGCATCAAGTGCAACATGGGCATCGGCCAGCTCGGCGATACGGTCGAGGGCTTGGAGAGGGCACTCTCTTACTTGCGGGGACAAACCTAAATGTCCTCGCAGATCAAATGCTATTATGCGGGATCGCCGGATCATATTGCGGATGCCGGCAGCTGGCCGAAACCTCTCAATGCCATCGGACATCGCGTCATCTGCATCGGCGGTGGCGGTGGTGGCGGGGGCGGGGATAAACAGGCTACGGGCGTTGCCGTCTCTGGTGGCGGCGGGGGCGGCGGCGCGGCGCGCGCGGAAGCGTATTTTCTGCCCGGCGATCTCGGCTCGACCGAAAGCTACACGCTCGGCGCGGGCGGGAACGGCGGTTCTGCCGGTACGGGTTCAGGCGGCGGCAACGGCACGGCGGGCGGCAATTCTACATTCGGCGGTAGTACAGTTGCGATCATGACCGCTTACGGCGGCGGTCGGGGCGGCGGCGGTGGCAACGCGGCGGCGGGTGCAAGTGGCGGTGGCGCGGGGTTATCTACAGCGGGCGGCGACGCAACGACAAGCAGCGCAGGCGTGGCGGGTGGCAATGGCGGCGCGGCGGGGGCGACAAACACAAACAACCCAAACACAACAGTTGGCGGTTCTTCTGGCGGTGCTGATCCTGCAACCGGGGCGGCGGGCAGTATTGGGGGGCAATCCATTATTGGGGCCAGCGGTGGCGGTGGGGGCGGGGGCAAAACGACCGGTGATGCTTACGCCGCTGGGGGTAATGGAGGCTTTGCTGGAAACATTATTGGTGGAACGGGCGGCGTCGTATCCACGGGCAACGCGGGTTCAAACGGCAACCCCGGCCCTCTCGGCTTCTGCGGCTCCGGCGCGGGCGGCGGCGGTTCATCCGCAACCACCGCAGGCGCGGGCGGCACAGGCGGCCTTGGTGGTGGCGGTGGCGGTGGTGGAGGCGGAAGCATCACCGCAGGCACGGCTGCGGCTGGTGGCGCAGGGGGCGGTGGGGTCGTAATTATCGTAACTGATTTCGGCGGCGTTTAAAGGACACTGACAATGACTGGATTGGAAATATTCATGTGTGGTAGTGCCGCGTTTTCGGTGTTTTTGTTCGCGGTTTACTACGCGCACAATCATTGAGATTTCAGCCTGATGGCCGACGAAGATCGCAAACTAATTCAAAACCTGATCGCCGCGATCAATGGTCTGTCGGCCTCCATCGCCCAGATGTCTAGAAGCATCACGATTTACGATCCGCAATATAGACCACCCGGTGGCCGCAGTATCAGCGTAGTCCTAGGGAGAAGCGGTGGCACAGGCGGCTACGGTGGCGGCGTCTGATGGCAAAGATAAACATCCCTCTGTGGGCTGGCCTCCCGCTCGTTTGGGGCGGGCCGACCATCGTGTTTTACATCACGATGTGGTGGTGTCTGTAATGGCGATCATCAGCCTGAAAAAATACTACCCCGGATCGCCGGACGACATCGCTGACAGTGGCACCTGGCGGAAACCTCCAAACAGTGTCTATGTACGGCTGATCCTGATCGGCGGCGGTGGGCCGGGAGGGGGTGGTGGACAATATATTGCTTCGACTACTTCTTCGGGTGGCGCAGGCGGTGGCGGTGGTGCGTGTATTGACCGCACCTATGCCGCTTCTGAATTTGGCGGCAGCGAAACATACACGGTTGCGGCGCAAGTAACTGGTGGCGCGGGTGCGTCCTCGCCAACAAGTGCGGGCGGTCAAGGTAGTGTCGGCAACAATACGACATTCACAAAAAACGGATCGACGATCACAGCTTACGGTGGGGGTGCCGGGGTTGGCGGCTCCAGTGCTGGCACTGTGGGCGGTGGTGGTGGTGCGGGACTTGATGGCGCTGGCGGAAACGGTTCCGGCGCGACGGCGGGAACGGCGGGCGCAAACGGTGGTCAAGTCGCAGCTAATCCGGGCTTTGCAAATACAGGCTTGTTTGGCGGCGGTAGTGGATCGTCGGCGTTAGGCGGTAACGCAACTGGCGGTGCTGGTGGCAACGCCGTCCGTGGCGGTGCGGGCGGGGGCAACGGCTGCGGCAAGGGCAACGCCGTCTATGGGTCGGGCGGTGCAGGCGGCATCTCCAGAGATCGCGTGCAGGCAACCCACGGTGCCAACGCTGGTGCGGCTGGCTTCAGCTATCCGGGTGGTGGCGGCGCGGGCGGCGATAGCTCGGCAACCGTGCCCACCGGAGGCGGAAATGGCGGAACGCCCGGCGGTGGCGGAGGAGGAGGGGGCGCAAGTTTGAATGGCGTCACAGCTGGCAATGGCGGCGCGGGCGCGAGGGGCGAGATCTGGGTGATTGTCTACGGCGACGATCCGAACAATGCGCGGCCCTCTTATCATGTCGGGATTTCATAGATGGCCTATCCCTATAATCCCCCCGCGCGCGGCGAAGACTTCCTGGTGCGGATTTCTCTCAACGACATGGCGTCGTCCGGAAGCTTCAAGTCCAATCCGACGATTGCCAGTGGCGACTTCAAGGTCGACAAGGATGGCGGTGGCTTGAACAACCTCGCGACCTTGCCGACCGTCAGCCCGGCGTCGTCGGTGCTGGTGCTGATTTCTCTTTCGGCGACCGAAATGACGGCAGACGTGGTGACACTGGTGTGCGTCGATCAGACCTCGCCGAAAGAGTGGGCTGACTTCGTGCTGTCGATCCCGACCACTTAAATCATAGGGCAAAAAAATGCCCATCAGGATTTACTTCGGTAGCCGGGTCGTCGCAGCAGGCGCGGTCAGCGGCACATTAGCCGCCACCGAAGCGCAGGACATCGCGGTTTTCACTGGCAGCTACGCTGTTACGGGAACGCTGGCCGCGACCGAAGGTCAGGATGTTGCCGCCTTCACCGGCAACGCGGGTGCCAGCGGCACGCTCGCCGCGACCGAGGCACTGGACGCTGCCGCCTTCATCGGCAGTTTTACCGGCGTTGCAAGCGGCATCCTCGCCGCGACGGAAGCGCCCGACCTCGCCGCCTTCACCGGCAGCGTCACGGCGGTGCCAGTCGGAATACTCGCGGCAACGGAAGCATCAGACGTGGCCCACATCACCGGCAATTTTGTGGGACTGGAATTTCCACCGCCCTTCGATCCCGGTCAGCCCGGCAGGCTGGTGTTTGGTGTTCCGGCTTATTTGGTGTTTCGATGGTGAAAGATGAGTGACGACTGGGTGATGGGCGATCTTGCGGGACAGGACGCCTACGACCCGATGACCGGCATTCCGATAGGCGCGCCGCAGACCGGCGGCAACCTCTTGGGCGGGCTGGCGGGCAGAATAGGATCGCAGGCCGAATACATGGCGTGCAGGGCACCTACGGCCTGATAGCGGATGCCACCCGCCAGTTTGCGGCGGAAAACGGCCTATTGCCGCGCGCCGGGCAGTCGGCTACATGGGAACCGGTTCGCGAACTATTCCCAGCGGATTGGAAGAATGCTAGAAATGCCACAGCCGTTGACGACATCTGGAGAGCGCATGATCGCGGGGAAATCTCACTTGGACAGGCTAGAGACGCCATCTTCAACCTTGCGGGCGGAATTGGAACGCCTGAGTGGGCACGAAGCGGCATTAGCGCGCGTTCTCCGCAACTCGGATCAACATACCGGTAAGCTGGCCGAACGCTTCGTGTTCATCAACTGGTTTGGTGAGACACCGGAAGAGATCGAGCCGGAAGAACAGCACATCATCGATCTGCTGAAACAGTACGACGAGGCTCTCGCGCGGGAATAGCCGCCGCAACATTTTATAAGCCGGAATAGCCGCCCCCTTTAGGGCGGTTTTTTATTACCCAGAGGAGACCGCAATGGCCCAAAGCGCACTGACCGTGACCTCGCCAAACCCGACGCCGCCGACCAATCTGTCATTTGTCGGAGCCACGCCGCCGCACGATGTCTTGCAGGCCATTGCCGACGACGGCATTGCGCTCGCAACCCCGAACGCGACCTCCAGCGCCGCCGCCAACGGCAATACGCTGAACGAACCCAGTGGTTCGCGCATCGTGTTCGCGGCCAAGACGGCGGCGGCGGGATCGGGCACTAGCGTCGATGGCGAGGGCAAGGGCACGGAAGTGGTGGTCACCGCGACCGTTCCGAACCCCAGTCCGGCGGGCCAATTGCAGATGGTCAGTTGCGGCCCGGTGCTGACACCGGGGACGCTGCCGGTGCCCAATGCCCTGCATCCCTCGACATTGTCGGGATCGGCGGTGCCGACGCTGACCGGCGCATCCGGCGCGAGCAACGTCTCGGGCGCAGGCACCACGCTGATGACGGCGACCGGCACCAACTTCAATCGCGGCAGCATCGTCAACATCAACGGCATCCCCTATCAGACCAACTTCGTCAGCGCGACTTCGATCACGGTGACCAACGCACCGAAGCGGGCGACCGCTGGCACCGTGCCGGTCACGGTGACCAGTAACGGCATCACCACCGCACCCGTGAACTGGACCTTCACATGATGGGTATCGAGAGCATCAACGAACCGAACTCCGGTCACACATGGATGGTGACGCCGGTCTCGATCAACGAGCCGCCGAAGCTGGATCAGGATGTGCCCGTCATCACATCCATCGCACCGGATACCGCTGTGATTGGTGATCCCAGCTTCACACTGGTGGTCACCGGCACCGGCTTCTCAGCCGACAGCGTCATTGTCTTTGCAGGCCATGACGAACCGACCACCTTGGAAGCCGACGGCACGCTCTCGACCGGCGTCAATATGGGCGTCTGGCTTGGACCGGACACGCTGCCGGTTGTCGTTCGCAATTTCAACGTGGTGAGCAATGCGGTGGAGTTCACGTTCACCGAACCCGCCGGGACAAGGATGGCAGTGGAAGAGGGCGTCGATCCCGACGATCTGGAGGAAGAGATCGAGGAGGAGATCGACGAGGGCGACATCCAGCCCCTGCACCGTGGCAGGCCTTCCAAGACCCTGCCGCGCAATAGGAAGAAGTAAATGTCAACCCCAGTCGTGACGGTCGCTTCTGGCGGCTATCCCGTGGTCGATGTCACCGCAACCAACCCGAAACTCGGCATGGCTGTCACCGAAAGCCTCAACGGCCAAGGCCGCCACGTCACCAAGGTCGCCAATTTTGGTCTGCCCGTCACCTACATCGTGGTGAGCACGACTGGCGGGCATCCAAAATGAGGCTGGTCGAGGTCGAACCGGGCAAGTTCCGCGTACAACGGCCAAGGCCTCGACCAGCACGCTCCGACCTGTCGCTGCCCAACATCATCTCCGATCAGATGCCGCCGACCGAACAGGTGGACGGCAAATTCTACGAGAGCAAGCGCGCCTTCCGTGCCGTCGGCAGATCGCTGGGCCTGATCGAGATCGGCAACGAGAAGCAGAAGCCGAAGACGCGCGTGAACGACAGGGCAGGTCGCCAGAAGTCGATCCGCAAAGCCATCGAGAAGTACAAGGCAGGGCACCGTGCCGTCAGTGAGTGAGAAGCAGCGCCGCATGATGGCGGCGGTCGCACACGATCCAGCCTTCGCCAAGAAAGTCGGCATCCCGCAGTCGGTTGGGCGCGAGTTCAACAAGGCCGATCAGGCCAAGGCCCGACGCAACGCCGTCAGGAAGGCGTTCAAGAAGCACCTGAAATAACCCGGAGCACGAATATGTCAGACGTTACCGTTGCCCCCGATGGGGGCGGCGCACCTGTTGCTGCGTCCGAAGTCGTCATCAACGAGAACCCGGTCGCCTCGCCGAACCCGGTTGGAAGCCAAGCGCCCGACAAGCCGGTCGATCACGCCGACGCGCGCCGGGAGAGCATCAAGGCGGCCTTCGACCGCGCCAACAATCCCCAACCGAAGGCCGAACGGCCAAAGCCCAAGGTCGAGCCAGCCGAGGCGAAGGCGGGCCACAACAACCCTCCTGAAGAGACACCGAAACTCGACCTCAAGAAGCGCCCCGACAATCAGGAGCCGCAGCCCCGAGATCGGGGCCGGTTCGCGCCGCGCCAAGAGGGGGGAGAACAGATTGCGGCGAAGGGTACGATTGGAACAGAACAAGGCAAGCCGGTTCGTACCCTTCCCGAAGGCACGCCCTACCGCGAGCCGCCGCCGCGCATGGCCGAACATGCCAAGCGGGAATGGGCCAACGCGCCAGAGAGCGTGCGCGGCGAAGTCCATCGCATGCATCAGGAGTTTGGTGCGGCGTTCCAGCGTCATCGCGCCGACGCCGAGGCGTTTGCCCCGATCCGGCAATTCCATCAGATGGCGCAACAGCACGGCACCACGCTGGAGCGTGCGCTCAACAACTACGTCTCGATGGAACAGAAGCTGCGCGCCGACCCGATAGGGGGCTTGGATGTGATCGTGAACAACTTGAATTTACGAACACCTGAAGGCCAGAAGCTGACCTTCCGCGACATTGCCTACCATGTGCTGTCGCAATCGCCCGAGCAACTCAAGATGCTGCAACAGGGTAACGCGCAGCAGGCGGCATCGCATCAGATCGGAGCACTGCATCAGGAAATCGCGGGCTTGAAAAATCACCTCGCCCAGATGCATACTCAGCAGCAATTCGTCTACACCCGGTCACAGGTCGATCAATTCGCTGACAGCCATCCGAGGTTTGACGAACTGGGCGACCTCATCGAGCAAGAACTCAAATTCGGGTTCGACCTCGAGACCGCCTACCGGCGTGCGGAGCTATTCCGCCCGACCACCCACGCGGCTCAGACCCGCACCCCATCGGCTCAGACCCGACCTGCCGACAAGAGCATTTCTGGAAGCCCTGACGTGTCTCCCTCAAACGGAGCGTCACGATCCAAAAAGCCAGTCGGTCGCCGTGAAGCAATCCAGAACGCCATGCGCGCCAACGGAGTGCTTTAGCCCCTCTGAACCCTTGGAGCCAACATGCCCAACATCAACAGTAATGCTGCCTACCAGCAGATACTGTCTATGGCGCTGGAGGATCGTTCTTCCAGCTACCAAGACTTGGTATCGAACACCAACGCCCTTCTCGCCGTCATCAAGCGCAAGGGCTTGTGGCAATCCTACTCTGGACCGCGCATTCGCCAGACCTTGCAGGTCTCGAAGAACGTCGCCCAGTGGTACTCCGGCTACGATCAATTGCTGAACCCGGCCATCGATCTGTTCAATGACGCCTTCTTCGACCCGAAGATGGTCGTCGTTCCCGTCATCCTCTCGATGCAGGAAATTCTGAACAACGAAGGCCAGTCGCAACTGATGGACGTTTACGACAGCTATATCGATGCTGCCGAGCGCCTTCTTCAAGACACGATGGACGCAGGCATCTACAGTGACGGCACCGCCAATGGCGGCAAGCAGATCACCGGGCTTGCCACCGCCGTGCCCATCGTCGTCAACTCCGGTACCTACGGCGGTATCGACCGTAGTGCCGCCGCGATCTGGCGCACCTCGATCTTCGACGCCCAGACCTACAATACCGGCATCGGCACGCAGGTGTTGTCCACCACGATCCGCCCGTTCCTCAACGCGATCATGACCAACCGTTCGCGCAACCGCGACTACGCGGACTTGCTGATCATGTCGCCGGAACACTACGCGGCCTATGACGCGGCGACGGTTGCGATCCAACGGCAGCAGAACGAGACCTCGCTTGGCAAGCTGGGCTTCTCGGCTCTGGAGTATATCGGTGGCGGCAAGCGCGCCGAGATCGTGCTCGACGGCGGCATTGGATCGAACTGCCCGGCCAACACCACGTTTGGCTTGAACACCGACACCTTCCGGCTGCGCTATCATCCCAACCGTAACTTCGACAAGGTGTTCGACGGCGACGGCATGATGCCGATCGACAAGGACGCCATCGCCCAGTTCATCGGCTGGATGGGCGAGCTCACCATGACGAACCCCCTCTTCAATTGGAGGTTCTACGACAGCAACCCGGCGGCCTAATCAGCCGACGTTAGATGCACCTCGCATCGAGCCGCGCGATGGCCCCCCGCCGCGCGGCTTTTCTTTTCATGGAGAACCACATGCGTAACGATCCCGACGACGCGCTGGTCGCGTTGTTCAAGCACCACGCCAATCACAACGAGGCCAAGAGCATCATCGCGGGCCGCCCGATCTTCGATGATGTCGAGGTGGTGGAAATCCGCAAGCCGGGCTCGAAAGACTACAGCGTGCATCCGGCCACGGAATTTTCTCACTGGGATGTCGATCCGATCACCGGCAGTCAGGTCAAGGTCACCTATGCCGAGCGTTTCCAAAGGCAGTACCAGCAGTTCAAGGCCAAGGCGGCGCAGACCAAGTCCGGCACGCCGCTGGAGCATGCCAAGTTCCTGACCGAGGGCAGACGGGCCGAGTTGCGTGCCCAGAACATCTACACGGTCGAGGCGCTCGCCACCATCGACGGGCAGGAATTGAAGAACCTTGGACCCGGCGGCAGGGAATTGAAGAACGCCGCGATGGAATTTATCGAGGAGAGCAAGGCGAGCGTGCCCTCGATGGTGATGCAGGCCGAACTGGAAGCCCTGCGCGCCAAGAACGCCGTCCTACAGGAAGACCTCGAAGCGGCGAAAGCCAATAACGAGGGTGAGTTCAAAGACATGAACCTCGACCAATTGCGGGAGTTCATCACCGCAAACACCGGGCATGCCCCGATAGGCACGGCGAACCGCAAGACGCTGGTGCGGATGGCGATGGAAGCGCGGCCCGAGAAGGTAGCCTGAGATGACCCTGTTGTCGGTGGTGAAGGATGTCTGCGCGAACGTCGGTGTGCTCGTCCCGCAGAGTGTGTTCTCCTCCATCACCGGCAATCGCACCATGCAGGAGATGCTGTCGCTTGCCAACGAAATGGCGCAGCGCATCGCCTACGACACACGGGACTGGACGAAGCTGAAGGTGATCGCGACCTTCACCGGCGACGGAACCACGCAAAACTTCAACTTGCCCGCCAACTACAAGAGGATGCTGCTGACATCCAACGTCTGGCTGTCTACTACACCGAACCACCCGATGCGGTTCGTGCCCGATCTCGACGTGTGGATGCAGCGCCGCACCCTGAACCGCAACGACCCGTGGGGAGAATGGACGATGGTCGGCGGCCAGATGCTGATCTTTCCCATCATGGGCGTCGGCGTCACCGCGACCTTCGCCTACCTCGACAAGAACTGCATCGGTCTTGCCTCAGGCGGCAAGGGTGACAGCTTCCTCGCCGATGGCGACAGCTTTGCGCTCGATGAACGTGTTCTCAAACTGGGCATGACGTGGCAGTGGAAAGCACAGAAGGGAAGCGCCTACTCCGAAGACATGGGCACCTACGGTGACGCGCTGACCTATGCGATGGGCCACGACAGCCCGTCACCGACCATTGTGGGAAGCCTACCGTCTTCCGCAGCCCCCAATGTCGCCTATCCCTATCCGGTGCCGACGCCGTGAGGTATCGCAAGCGCGAACCCGATATTGCGAGGGCAAAATCGTGAGCCAGCATCAGGCGCTTCGACGGGTGGCGGTGCCGGGGCAGGTCGCGCAGCAATTGCAGACCACCACGCTGCCAGCACCGACGCGCGGCATCGTGCAGAACGAGAACGAGAGTTTCATGTCGCCGGGCGGGGCTCTGGTCTGCGACAACTGGGCACCGACCATGAAGGGCGTCAAACTGCGCGGCGGCTGCGTCCGCTGGTGCGTTTTGCCCGAGACGACGCCGGTCATTTCCGGGTTCGAATACGCATCCGGTAACGTCCAGAAGATGTTCGCGGGCAACGCCACCAAACTCTACGACGTGAGCGCGACGACGCCCGTTCTAGTGAAGTCGGGCCAGCTATCCGGCAACTACTGCGCCAGCCAACTCGCCAACCAAAGCGGCGGCGACTATTTGATGGTGGTCAACGATGCCGGTGACTATCCGTTGCGCTATGACGGCTCGACGTGGACGACGCTGAACGCGGGCCAGATCACCGGGCCTGCGGGGACCACTGTCGTCGCCGGGCACAATCTCGTCTACGTCTGGAAATACCGCAACCGATGGTTCTTCATCGAGGGCGGCACCATGAACGCCTACTACCTTCCTCTCAACGCCATACAGGGCGCGCTGAGTGCGATCCCGCTGTCGGGAGCCGCGACCAAGGGCGGCAAGCTGTTGTTTGGCGCGACGTGGAGTATCGACGCAGGCGACGGCATTGACGACAAGTGCGTGTTCGTCACCGATCAGGGTGAACTTTTGATCTTCACCGGCAGCAATCCTGCTGACGCCGCCAACTGGCGGCAGGAGGGTCGCTATCAGGTGCCTGCCCCGATGGGGATGAACGCCCACATGGCGATGGGCGGCGACATGCTGATTGCGACGGTGGCTGGCATCGTGCCGATCTCGGCCTCGATCTCGAAAACCCCGGAGCAACTCGAGCTCGCCGCCATCACCCTGACCATCAAGCCGATGTGGCGCGACGAGGTCAACGCCAAGCGCTCATGGTCGTGGACCCTGAAGAACTGGGAGGAGTATGGCGCAATCTTCGTGACGTGGCCCGGCGGCAATCCCGGCAACCAGTATTGCGCCGTCGTCAATGCCGCGACCGGAGCGTGGTGCCGCTTCGTCGGCTACGACGCCACCTGCTTCATGCGCTCGCGCGGCGATATGTTTTTCGGGACGCAGACCGGCATCGTCATGCAAGCCGACCGCACCGGTCTGGACGACGGCTTGCCCTACACGGCGACGCTCGTTGGCGGCTGGGAGATGTTCCAAAGCCCGTCGCAGACCGTCACATGGCGGCAGGCAAGGGCGTCGTTCTCCGCTTCCAACGGACAGCCGTTCCAGCCGCAACTGTCCGCGACCGTGGACTATGTCGTCACATTGCCGACGCCGCCGCCGCCCGGCATCGATCCGGGGATCGCCGATGTCTGGGATCAGGGCCATTGGGGACCGGACATGGGCGGGCCGCCGCCGCCGGTCCCGACAGCGCCGCAGCGGGCGCAATATGCGCAGTGGGATCAGGCCGCGCCGGGCAAGCCCGTGGTGAGGAACACCGGCTGGGTGAGCATCGGGATCACCGGCTATTCGCATGCGCCGATCGTGCAGGTCACGGTGGCGCAGCAGGCCAAGCCGGTCGTGGAATTGATTTCGATAGCCGCGACGTTCGAACGTTGCGGCATCAATGTGTGAGGCATAGGCATGGCACAATTCGCGCCCGGCGAACTGTTCGCACCGGCTTGGATCAAGGGCAATCCGCAGGCCGAGCAAGCGGTCAACGACTGGCAGCAGAAGTATTTCGCCGTCAACAACGACACGGTCAATGCGTCGCGCGCACCCGCGACATTCGGCACCGGCAATGCAGCCGGGGCTGTCGATTACAATGCGCTGATCGCAATGGCGCAGGGCGGTCTGTACGATCCCGCCGCGCGGCGCAATGCGATTGCAGCGCAGGTGCAGGCCAATCAGGCGGCAGCACCGCAGCAGCCGGTACCGCAGTCGCAGGCGATGGTACCGCAACAACAGGCGCAGCAGCAGGCGGCGGCACCGTATGTTGCTCCCAATGGTGCAATTGGTGCTCCACCACTGGCCTACACCTATTACGGTAACACTTACCTGCCGCCAGAATATCGGGACGCAGGTGCAGGCGGCGCATAGCGAGGAGAACGATGGTGCCCGATCCAAACCCACAGCGCGACGCCATTGCGCAGCAACTGATGCAGCAGCCACAGCATTGGGACATGGACGTGGGGTGGATTGGAAACGACGGCACGGTGCTGGGGCGCGGCGTTAGCGGTGCCAGTGTCGGCGGTGGCTATAGTGCGCCTGCGCCGCCAGACATGAGCGCATATTATCAGGCACCGGCAACGCCTCCCCCGGCGGCTGCGACGCCAGACATGAATGCCTACTATCAGGCGATAGCTGATCAATGGCAGCAGCAGGCGATAGCGAACAGAGCCGCCGCCGCGCAGTTACGAGACACTCCCCGCGCTGCGCCTGCCGGTGCGCAGCCGCTGCAAGTAGCAGGCGCTCCGTGGTTCGATATGAGCACAGGCTGGAATTATCCCGTTAGCGGCGGCGGTAGTGGCGACAGCGGTGGAGTAGGCGCTGGCGGTTCTGTCGGCGGGATCGGTGGTAGCGGTGTCGGTGCCAGTAGTGTCGGCAGTCCCGGTCCCGGCCCCGGTCCCGGTGGACCGCCCGGCGGGTTTGGTGCAGCACTAGCGGCAGCCATCGCAGCCCAGCAGGCCGAAGCCAATCCAGCAATGACGGCACCCGTCTCGGCCTTCGATCAAGCCTTTTCGGGCTTTGCGCCCGCACTTGGCGATCCAAACGTCAGCGTATCCGAAACCACGACCGGCTTTGAAGGCATGACAAATGCGGCAATAGCCCAAGACCAAGCCGAACAGGCCAGCAACCCCGGCATCGGTGACGAAGGCGAAGGCGATAATGGCGACGGCGACGGATATTGACCATGCTTGACTACGTCTAAAGGATCATCGTAATGGCCGATAATTCAGACATTCCCGCCAATCTACTTTCGCGGATGTCGCCAAGCGACATCATGCAATTCCGTCAGGCGCTGGCGGCCTCGCAAGGCGGTGGCGGCCTTGCACCACAAGCTGATGCCCAGCGCAACGCCATCGCGCAGCAGATGATGCCGCAGCAGGCGTTGAGTGGCGGCACCGTGCAATACTCGACACCTACCGCGCCGACCGGTGTCGCGCCGCAGCCGGGCAATGCCGATATTCCTCCCGAGTTGCTGGCGCGGATGTCGCCGACCGACATCATGTTGTTCCGGCGGGCCAGTGCGGGACAAGCCATCCCAACCGGCGTTGCCGGGCCTTATGGTGGTGGTGCGATGGGCCAGCCGCAGGTGCCAAGCGGCTATAACGCCTTCAGCGGCGCGGGCCTGCCGGGATATGCCGGTGGCACCGGCCTGACACCGCCCGGTGCAGGCGATACGTTTGCTGGCGGTGGCGGCGCTCCACCACCACCACCCCCGCCGCCCGCCGATTTCAACAGCAGATTTGGCAATTGGGGTCTGGTTGCGCCTCCCGGCTACTTCGACAGCACGTTTAGGAGCATTCCCGGTCAGCCATACGGGCCGGGCTACTTCGACAATACGTTTGGTAGTGTCAGCCCCGGAAGCTAGTATGCTCGACTACGTCTACGACCACGACCAGATCGTTGCGCGATTTGTCGCCGATCTGATCCCGCATTGCCACAGAGGCTTTGGGCCGAACATCAAGGCAATGGGCGTAATCGAGGACGACAAACTGATCGCGGGCATCGTCTGGCACAATTACGATCCAGATGCCGGGATCATCGAAATCAGCGGCGCAGCACTGCCGAAGAAATACTGGCTGACCCGACAGACCATCCGCCGCATGTTCACCTATCCGTTCCACCTCTGCGATTGCCAGATGGTGGTGCAGCGAACGCCCGCCGACGACACGGCGCTTTTGTACACGCTGTCGCGCTACGGTTACGCTTTCATCACGGTGCCGAGATTATTCGGCAGGGAACGTGACGGCGTGATCTGTTGTCTGACGCGTGAGGCGTGGGAAACCAACCGATTTAATCAAAGGCTACGACATCACGTCGAGCCAGCAGAAGAGGCCGCATGATGCCAGCCAACTATCTCAATCCGATGGCGAACAATCAGCGTAACTCCATCACGCAAGCCCTGATGAACGTCGCCAGTCCGCCGCCGCGCCCGCAGATGCCACAGATGCCGCAGCCGCAGCAACAGATGCAGATGCCGCAACAGCCGATGCCCGGAGCACCTCCGCAAGGACAACCTGTTCCGCAAGCGCCGCCCGCGCAGATGCCGTTGTCGCCGGGCGCACCGCCGATGCAGACGCCACCGGGACAGCAACCGGCACCGTTGCCGGGGACAGCGATGGCTTCACCGCAAATGCCGCAGCAGCAACCGATGCCTCAACAGCAGATGCCGCAACCGCAAGGATACTGATATGCGGGCAGGGCCAAGAGTATCGCGAGAGGAGCGCTTCTTCGAGAAAGTAAAGCGTAGTGATGGATGCTGGGAATGGCTCGCCAAGAAAAATAACAAGGGATACGGGATGTTTGGTGGCACCAAGGCTGAGGGGTTCAGCCTTGCGCATCGTGTCTCGTATGAGTTTGCGCGCGGTAAAATTCCGAAAGGAAAGTGGGCGTTGCATAGCTGCGACAATCGCGGATGCGTAAACCCGGATCATCTATTTTTAGGCAGAAACATCGACAATGTTCAAGACATGCACCGCAAAGGTCGTGGTTGGGGCGGCATTGGACCGGCAGTTGCTTATGCCATTCTGTGGCAATGGGCAGCCGGTGACAGTCGTCGGAAAATTGCTCGCGAGTACAATGTTAGTATGCATGCTGTGAAGCATATCGCCCTGCGCCAAACGTGGCGCTCCCTTTCACAAAGTCACGATTAATAGGAGAGCGTGTCACGGGAAAACCGGATGCTCCAACACCACCTAATCCGATAGCGACAGGCGCAGCACAGACCGGGACCAATGTCTCGACCGCAATTGCAAATGCATTCCTGAACAATACTGGACAGGTCACGCCTGACGGCAGCTTGCGCTACGACGTGACCGGCAATTACGGCTGGACCGACCCGTCAAGCGGGAACACCTACCAGATACCGACCTTCACCTCGACGCAGTCGCTGTCGCCGCAGGGCGAGGCGATCAAGCAGCAGACGCTTGGCGCGCAGATGAACATGGCCGGGATGGCGAACGCGCAGTCGGGGCGCATTTCCGGCCTTCTCTCCAACGAAATGAATTTGAGTGGCGCGCCCTCCGCAGGCAGCGCCAGCAGTATCACCGGGCTTCCCGGTGCCGCTACGTCATTCAATGCGGGCGGCCCGATCCAGACCTCGCTGGGCGATGCAGGCGCAATCACCCGCAGTTATGGCGCTGGCGATTTCTCCACTGATCGACAGAACGTGCAAGATGCCTTGATGGCGCGGATCAATCCGCAACTCGACATCCAGCAAAATAAACTACAGCAGCAACTCGCCGATCAGGGCATCCGCTACGGCAGCGACGCCTACAACAATGCGTTCACGCCGTTTAACCAGCAGGCCAACGACGCGCGCTTTGCCGCCATCAATCAGGCGGGGCAAGAACAGCAGCGCATGATGGACATGGCGGCGCAGCGTGCCGGTTTTGAAAACTCCGCGCAGCAGCAGGCCTATACGCAAGCGTTGGGCGCGGGCAGTTTTGCCAATGCCGCGCAGGGCCAGCAATTCGGCCAGAACGCCTCGCAGGCGACGTTCCAGAATGCCGGTCTGGCGCAGCAATTGGCGCAGCAGCAGGCGGGCTTCAACGCTTCGCAGACCGCGCGCAATCAATACATGCAGGAGCAATACGCCACCCGGAACCAGCCGATCAACGAGATCACAAGCCTGTTGTCCGGGTCGCAGGTGCAAAGCCCGAACTGGCTGAACACGCCCACGTCGCAAATCCCGACCACCGACATTGCCGGGATCATCAACAATAATTTCTCGCAGCAGTTGGGTGTCTACCAGCAGCAGAACCAGAACTACCAGTCGCTGATGGGCGGCATCCTTGGGCTGGGCGGCAAGGTAGGCAGTGCGTTGGCGTTTAGTTCAGACCGCCGCGTCAAGGAGAACATCGACCGGGTTGGCACGGTGTTCGCGGCATCAAGCGTTGCCGATGTTGATCACGACGAAAAGAAAAAGCTGCCAATCTACAGCTATAGCTACAAGGACGATCCGGCCTCGATCCGCCACATCGGCCCGATGGCGCAGGACGTGGAAAAGATCGCGCCAGAAGCCGTGACCGAGATCGGCGGCGTCAAGCACATCTATCCGGATAAGGTCATGGGTTCAATCCTGAGGGCTTCGTAATGCCGACTATGTCGCCACAGCAGGCACGCCTGCTAGCTTACCAGCAGGCGGAAATGCGCAAGCGCATCGCCATGCAGATGATGGCACAACAGCAGCAACGGGCAAGGCCCGCTGCACCCGCCATCGCCGCGCCCGATCTCGCAGCCGCCCAGATGCAGCAGATGCAGGCGCAGC